ACCGCTTGACCCATTACATAAATGAATGTACCTAATGCAGAGCCAACTTGTCCTATAATCCATGCTAAACCACCAAATATTGCTATATTTTTAGTTGCACCTAATATAAACTTTTGCATTCCGTCGGATAAACTTCCAAACCAATCAGACAACATATTTATCCTTTCAGTCACACTATCTATTACCGCTTCTAAATCTATATTCTTTAAAATGGCTTTACCCATTTCGGCAGAGGCAAATTTTAAAGAATCTCTTAAGTTGTCAAATTGATTTCTTATGCCGCCTGTTGAATTTAAAACTTCTGGTAAAACCGCTAAAGATTCAGTTAAGCGCATAGCAAACTCTTTAGCCCCAACACCAGTTGCCCTTACCGCCTCAATGTTATCTGTATTAAATGCTAATTTTAAAGCTTTGCCAATTAAAGGAACGGCAGATTGAATAGGCTTAAAATCTTCTGCAAGAATCCTATTTTTAGAAATCATTTGAGTTAACTGGTATTGTACGGCTTCTAATTCTACCGCACCACCACCAGTTGTAGCAATTGCTTTACCAAATGTTTCTAATATCTTTCTTGCTTGTTCTGCCTGTAAACCTACCGCTTGTAATCTAATACTACCTCTAACTGCCTCTTCAAAGCCTAAACCTGGTAACTTTGCACTTTCTTTTAATTTACTTAATTCTTTTCCTGCTTCACTTGTACTACCCATGACAGCTGCCATTCCCCTCTCTAACTGATCCATAGAGGCTGCTGCATTAACAAAACTTGAACCCATAGCAATTATAGGTCCTGTAAATCCTAATGTTACACCTCTACCAATTGCTAAAGCCTTTTGGCTAAATGCGGCCATATCCCTACCAACCACCTTTAATGCCCTTTCTAAAGGACTGGCATCAGCACGAATTTTTATAGATAGTATTCCTTGAGCCATTATAGTATTTCTTTAGTTAGCATTGAGTTACCTTTAACCAACGTGTCCATTAAATCCATTTCTTGATAATCCCTTTCTGTTAAAACCCTTTGTTTAAAGTTATGATCCCACGGAAATTTAATAAGATCATTAGGCTTTAAAGTTTTATGTTTGCCAACATAAGGTAACATTGCATTAAATGCAATAAACCTTGATTGTTCCCAGCTTAGTCTATATTGATTGTTTACAGAGTTATAATAACCATCAATTTTAATCATTAATTCTCTCCAATCAAACATATTCATTTCATCCGGTGTCATCTGTAATTCACCCAAACACATTTTTTCAATATCCTCAATCTCAAGAGGTTTTGCGTTTGGGTTACTTAGTTTTTTTCGTTTTCAGTCGAACCGCCTCCCATACTTTGAGCAACTAAATCACTAAAATCTTGTAGCTTGTTATAATCATCAACCATTTCACAGAAGGATTCTAAATTATAAGGATTATCTTTTCCTTCTCTTTTGTAACCATTCTCTACCCCTAAATAAATAACTTCGTACAATAAACTCAAATCATCATCTAAAGCTTCTTTAAATAATGAGAATTTAATGTTTTTTTTCTTTAAAAATAAACTCAATGCATATCCACCTAATTTAAAAGGAATTTCATTTTTGTTTATTTCAATGTGATTTACCGATACCATAAAAAAAAGTTTATTGATTTATAATTGGATACTAATGAGAGTTGACAAAGTGTCAACCCCCAAATAGTATCGGAAAAATTTATGCAGTTGTAGCAGTAAGAATGTTTGAGTATTCCCCTGTTCCTGTAGCATTTATAGCAGCAACCCTAAAGTTGTAAACCGTTCCTGTAGTTAAACCAGTTACCGTAGTAGTAAGATCAGTAGATACACCATCTTCAAATGTCAAATATGTATTTGAATTACTTGTCTTGTATTGAACAAGATAATCTGTAATTGGGTATCCACCGTTAGGTGTAGGAGCAGTCCAAGTTAATGGCATAGTTGTAGTTGTCGGTGTTCCAGCTGATGCAGTTGGAGCGGCAGGAACAACCTTAGTGTATCTTATGACCGCACCATTTACTCTTAAAGAACAAGAAGCAGTAACACTTTCTTGGTTTGCAGCACTCAAGGACAAACTTTCAATAAAGGCATTAAATGTAAATATAGAATCACCAGTAATATCTGATGTATATGTACATACGATGGATGTTCCCGAATCCCAAGAGGAAAATAATGTGTTGAATTTTGTATTTGCACTTGCATCACCAATATCAGCAAACATTAATTCAGTTGAAAATGTAGCTGATTTTTGTCCAGGACTAACTTCTACCCATGCAGATGTATTATCCTTGTGTGCGAGTTCTCGCATTGCTCTTGTTAAATCTAATGTATCAGATGTTGAATACGCAACCGCAACACCATCTACATATAATCGCAACAAAGAACCGTTCATTATTCCAGTTGTAGCCATTTTGTTTTATTTTAATTTTGACTTAATCTTGTTTCCTTTTTCCATTTCCGTATCGTAATTTATGTCATGCTCGTCAACTTGCATTTGTTCCATTAACTGTTCTTCGTTGACAATTATTGGTACATAAACTACTTCCTTTTCTGGCTCTTTTGTAGGCATAATTTCTACATCAGCACCTTCATAAAGTTTAGCAACACCTAATTTATATAAAGATGACGCAAAAGTATCTAAGACCTCGCATACATCACCTTTCTTAAAATTATTATGTTCTTTTAAAAAAATTATTCTCATAGTCTGTTTATTTTAAATAAGAAATCTATTGCTATCCAATATATTTTGTCTTCCATTACAGGATCACCAGTCGTTTCATCTTCAAATATACACCAATCTAAATTAACTGAATTATAAGTTCCTCTTAGGTTATCAAATTTATTTCTTAAAGCTATGGCAACATTTTCACTTGTGTCATAATTTTTAGAGTAAACAAAAAAAGTAACCTTAACCATATCCAAAGGACTAACAATATTTTTTACTCTTGTGGGTTGAGTGTTTACTTTAGAAAATGTTATGTAAGGATAAGTTACAGTATTAGGTGCTTCTTCCGGATAAACTCTTGTTCCTACTAAACCAACAAGAGTAGCATCACTTGCAACAACGGCATATATTAATTTTCCTATGTTCATTGTATTCTATAATCTAACCCAGCTGCTTTAGCATTCTGATTTATTAAACTATGTGTACCCTTTATTACTACATCCCTTGATGCGTGAAATGATTTTAAAAATCCTTGTAATAATACTTTTGTTTGGAATGCAACCGCACTACCGTAAAGAAAATTTGTATAATATGCATCGGCCTTATTAACACCATCAAATGGTCCTCTACTAACTTTAGTCGGATAATTTTTAAGTGTACCAATTACAATTGTTTCAATCCTTTTTAACCTTGGTTTAAAAGGGTTAAGAACTTTTACTGATTTTCTTAAATGACCTGGTATAAATGATGCCCTATATTCTTTTTCGCTACTTTGACCCGTTTTTTTATTTGTAGTTTTTTTTGTAAAATACCTATAGTGAACACCACCTTTGTAAATAGGAATTTGAGGCTTAACCGCTGCAACCATTGGTTCTGCGGCATTGTGTAGTATATCCATTTTCTTTGCGTCCCAATCTTTTTTAAAATTAGTTCGCATCATCCTTAATGCGTCTTGTACATCTCTATCAAATATTTGCCATTCAACATTAAAATCCTTTTCAACAAATTTACCTTGTTGTTCAGCACGTCTTGTTTCTACACGCAACTTAGCATAATCTACTCCTCTATTAGTATTCGTAAATGATAATGGCCTTCTTGGCATTTTTATTACTTTTATGCAAATATAAGTTTTAATTAACTTATTTGCAGTTTTAAAAACTCCTGCCTGTATTTCAAGGCAGGAATATTTTTAGGCTAAAGTTAAAGTAAGCTGAGATGCATTAAATTTTACTTCATCACCTACAGCGATTGATTTACTTGCGCTTAAAGCACCGTGAAATAAAACGTTTGTTCCAGTAGTACCATCAAATACGGCAAAGTAATCAGCTGTAACAGCAGAACCAGAGGATGAAGTTATAGTAATAGCCGCAGTATTAGTTAATGTACCTGCGCCACCTGTACCCCTTGTCCATCCACCAGCCGCAACCGGAACACGCGAAAGTAAAGCAGTACCGCCTGTGCCTGTGTCAGTAGGATTGCCATTAAATAACTGAACATAGGTATTTGTTGGAGCAGTACCCATGTCCGTTCCATTTATCCATCCAGTTATTTTGTCTTCTAAAAAATTTCCAAATGCTGCCATTTTATAAAGTTTTTAACGTTAAAAATTTATTTCTTCCCAGTTACCTATCTCCTCATTCCATTGGTATATTTTGCCATCATTTGGATAAGGTATTTGTGATTGCCAAAGGCAACTAAATTCGTTTAATATCCATGAAGGAAAAGGTTTAGGCGGGATAAAAGCATCCCTAATACTATCGTAATAATAACCTATTCCAGCATAGTTTTTTCTAAATGATTTGCTTTGGTCAAGGCTTGGTGTGTTATTGTCGGCTTGGTAATGGATGCCGCCACGTGTGTTGTAAGAGGTGCGTTTTGCGACGCAATTATGAAAATCACCATATAATGTTTCAAACATAATATCATCGCTATTACCACCGCCAGTTATAACTTGGTCAACAAAGTTTTCGTTATTTAATAAAGCATAATGTCCCATATTATGTAATTTGAATATTACCAGAACCTTCTAAAAATTCATATATTTTTTTGCCTCCAGTCGTATTTGTTGGTGTTACTGCGACACCAGCTCCAATTGTTTTAATACCTAAATTATTTTTATAATATAATCCAACAGGAACAATAACATTACCATTGGTATCATCATAGGAAATAATTACAATACCAGAACCACC